GCTCCAGCAGGCGCAATTGCTTGCCGCGCACCAGCGCCGCGCTGGTCACCATTTCGGTATATAGGCGGGCATGCGGGGAAAGCAGGCGATGGAAATAGCGGCAGTGCCTGTCCGTCCAGTCCATCATTGGTGCGACGGATAGACGCCAATTCTCGGGATTTGACGAAATGCCTTTTTTTCCAGGGTTTTTGGCGGAATCTGTCATGACTTATTGCCGGGAGATTTCGTACATTTTCGCACGTTTTTGCGATCTCGGTGTAACATCAGGTGCAACACAAGGAGGCATGTTGCACTGTGGGAACGATACTTACGCGCACCAACAAGCAGGGCGCGACACGATACACGGCCATCATTCGAATAAAGAAATCAGGAAAAGTTGTCCACTCAGAATCCGAAACGTTTGGTCGCAAAGCTCACGCGAGCGAATGGATGCGACGTCGCGAATCCGAATTAGATAGTAGCCGAGCGAGAGGGGAGCCATTCGGCAGACGCTACACGCTTGGCGAACTCATCAAATGGTATCGCGAAGAGATTGGTAAGACCGCAGAGTGGGGGCGATCCAAAGAAGCAGACTTAAAGCGCCTCGAAAACTACGAGATTGCCAAGCGCCCCGCCCCATCGCTCACAGTCGCCGATTACCTACAACACGCAAATACGCGCGCGGAAGAAGGTGCAGGGCCTGCAACCATAGGCAACGACCTTATCTGGATCGGGCAGGTTCTGAGATCGGCCCGCCCGTCATTGGGTGTACCGGCAGACCTACAAGTACTTAGCGACGCTAGGCATGAGTTGCGTGCGCGCAAAATGCTTGCGAAGTCCCGCCATCGCGATCGGCGGCTTGAAGCGAAGGAAGACAAGGCTCTCGTTGAGCATTTCAGCCAACGCGACGCGCGCGCCGTGATCCCAATGCTTGATATATATCAGTTTGCATTGGCAACCGCTCGACGCGAAGAAGAAATTACACGCATAAAGTGGGTTGACCTCGACGAGAAAAAGGGCATCGCGTGGCTGGACGATGTCAAGCACCCGCGCCAAAAGAAAGGAAACCGGCGGAGCTTCCGCCTGCTCCCAGAAGCCTGGCAAGTAATCAAGCGTCAACCACGCAGCAGCGAAAGCGTGTTCGTCTTTCCCTACAACCACAAATCGATAAGCGCCGCATTTACGAGAGCGTGCAAGGTGCTCGGCATAAGCAATCTGCGTTTTCATGACCTACGCCACGAATGCACGTCTCGCCTGTTTGAGCGAGGGTATGCAATTCAGGAGGTGGCGCAATTCACGCTCCACACGTCATGGGCAACGTTGAAGCGCTACACACATTTGAAACCTGAGGATGTGAAAGCGCGCTAAGCAGGGTGCTTGCACGAATAGGCAAGAGCTTCGCGCGCAAAAGTAATGCCGTTGGCGGTCATCTCCACGCACCCTTGCGCGGACACCGCAACATCGCGATGTTGTCCGGAGGAACACAAGGGAAGGCCTAGAATGACAACCGTAGCAACACTCCTCACGTTGATCACCCACGCTCAGCAGCACGTCGCTGCTTTGGAAAGCCTGGCCGCCGGAATGACGGCTGGGCTTCGCGCCGGCATGGTCGACGCAGACCACATATATACGTTGGTGACGGCACAGACCCGCGTCATCAACGCTCAGCTGGACCGAGTGGCCACGGTGATGGAACGCGTAGAAGCGCGGGCGCCCAGGGACGAAGGCGAAGGGCCGCCCTTAACTATGGCCCCAATGGGTGGCATCGTCGGAAAAAGGTAATTTTGGTAATCATCCCCAGACATCGCACCATTTGTCTCGTTGTATCAAAGGGTTAGCGAAGGACGACAAAGGTAATCAGAAGGTAATCTGAGGTAATTTGGTTACCCTTCCTAAAGGTAATTTTTTCGATCGCCTTACCCTTTAACATTCAAACACTTCCGGAGAACGGTAATTTTTATTACCTTCAGATTACCCTTCTCCGTAACCCTGGATTTCCTAATTTGATCAACCCGTTACGCCCGTTTTTCGTGTCCTGGTTACCTTGATTACCTTTTTCGACGCCGAGTCCTGCCTGAGAGGTTGCGGATGGGTAGCCCGAACCTCCACTTGGCTGCATCAATCCGCGTCACCGCACCACAGCTACGCTCCCGGGCGACAGCGCTACGGCGACGGCGCTCCGCGGCTGCGTCATCTGCATCAAAAGCGAGAGGGGAAGCGCGCAGGCGAGGAGGGGGGACGACCGCGCGCGTGATGCTCAAAGTCCAGCAAAATCTTGCCGTCGGGTCGATTCAATGGCGTTGGAGAGGACTCGTTAGTCGTCCCTATCGAAAGGTCCACGGGCTGGCACCAAACTCGCCGCTTTCAACCCATACCGGATACAGCGCATCGTTGGAGGATTAATGCGCGTCAGGGTGGTAAAAGTGGCGACAGAGCCAGGAGATCGGTCGGCCAAGGACCATAAGGGAGATGGAATGGACAAAGAGATTGCAGCCGCTGATGGCACGATGGGGATTACAAAAATCCTTGGGGCATTGCCAAAGATCGCGAGCGGAGTTGTAGGGATAACCGCTATCGCATACGTCCTTGGATGGAGGATAGCCGACGCCTATTTCGGGCAGATGGGTGCTTCGTGGTGTGTCGACCTAATGACAATTCAACAGATCACGCGATATGGAGCCTTGATGGTTTTCTTCGCTTCGTTCGTATGCGCATCGTGTACGAAGAATTTAATATCAGGGCAGACGACGCAACAAAAACTCAATCGCTGGGCTGCTTTTTGGGCGCTCAGTGGTCTATTGATTTCGGGTCTTGCAGGGCTTCATCCTCACTTTATAAGTGCATCCATAGTTATGACTGCAGCTGAGGTAGCTCCGCTGCTGATCATGGCATCTGTGGGAATTTCCGTCGGTGAACTGATCGCTTTTTTCTCGACTGGCAAGCCTGCCGTGTCCTACTTCCCTCTCATGTACGAAGCGATTATTTTGCTTGGCCTTTTTTGGACGCCTGTGCTTCTTGGCACCTCCCACGCAGAAAAAGACAGTGGATCTTCGTCCACGCTTCCAAACATCACGCTTACAATCGCAGATAGTCGCCCGTGGCGTTTAGTTGGTCCAATTGGAGATCAGTTGCTGATCATTGTCCCAAATGACGACAGTAAGCAGAGACTCTTCAAGCTTGTTAGTCCATCGGCGGTCGCGTCAATAGCTACGAGCGACACGCGTGGAGGCGCACACTAGTAATGCACGGCAGGTTCGTGCAGTTTGAATTGTAAAACAGTCTCCTTAATCATCGACAGGATCAAACGTTCAATATGGAACTCATTGACTTCCTTGTTAGCCTCCCAAATCCGCTTCCAATCGACGATACAGAGTCAGATACGCGGGCAAAAGTAATCGATCCCGTATTAGAATGCCTTGGATGGACGTCCAACGAGATAAAACGGGAACCATACGCAGGCTGGACCGGCTCAAAAGGTTTCATCGACTACCTATTATTAGTCGATAAAAAACCAATTCTAGTTCTAGAAGCCAAAAAAAGCGGCCGTACTTTCAAGATACCCAGCGTCTTAACCACGCAGCGCGCAACAACGTTTCGAAAGCTCATGGCGACCGCCTCTGACGACCTAAAGGAGGCCTTAGATCAATGCCTTCGCTATTCACAACATACCGGCGCGCTGTATGCATGCGCTACAAACGGGTCCGATTGGGTCATCTTCAAACCGACACATCCATTTCGCTCTTTACCTGATGCAAAAGTCATTATTTTTCAGGGCATTGACCAGGTCACAAAGAGAATCGACGAATTTTTTGACTTCCTTTCACCAACCGGCATTCAAGAAGGACGCGCAGAGAAAGGCTTGCTTGGTCGCGACATACAAGTCCCAACGTTTGCCAAACGTCTTCAGGATGCATTTCCATATAGGCGTGAACTTTCGCTTGAAGAGGAAGAATACTCGAACATCTTGGATCAAATGCTTCAGCATTATGTAATTGAACTTCAGGATGAGACAGATTTTGAAGAATGTTACCTGCCTGCAAAGGGAAACCGGGCAACGTCGAGCACTTTGGACGCTCTGATATCAGGACGCATCGAAGCCCTCAAAGCGACTTCGGAACAAGCGACTTTGGATTTCGGCGCTGAAATGCTTGCAAAACCTACATTTTCAAACGTCGCGTCTGGCAGGACCGTTGTACTTCACGGTGACGTAGGTGCCGGTAAAACGTCATTCCTTCGCTATTGTGAATTGACTTTAAGGTCAGCCGGAAAGCTGGAAAATGCGGTTTGGGCCAGAGTGGATCTGCTCCCCTTTGCGGATCGACAATTCCATCCAGATGAAGTCAATGCCATGCTCAACCTCATCTGCAAGAAAATCCAGGACGAGGTCTCACTTGCCACTGAAAAAATGAGTGGTCGCTATGATCCGGACACGTGGGACCATCTACGCGATATATATAACGCAGAGGTTCGAAAATTTCAGAAGGCACGATATCCAGGCTCTGATGATAGCGACCAAGCCTTCCTAAATCATGCAAGAGAATACGTGTGGGAAATAAGTAAAAAGGACCCACAGGATCATTTAGTCAGGGTGATTCAATGGCTAACGGTTAACTGCAGGCTTCCCGTAATTTTGGTCCTGGACAACTCAGATCAACTTGGGCTTGAATTCCAAGAATTTTTGTACAAATTATCTGAAACACTACAAAAGGTAACATCAGCCGTAGTTATATTGGTAATGCGCACTGAGGCAATCATGTCGCATGTGATTCGTGAGCACTCGATAGCTTCAGTGCGAGAGCAGTTTCTTATCCAAAAAGCTCCGTTAGCCCAAGTGCTACAGAAACGCTTTGCCAGAATTTTGAAGCAATTACCGCATGCATACGCAGGATCTTCAGATAAGGTTGCTCAAGATCGGCTCTCGGTGCTCATGGACACACTTCAATACGAAGCGGATGTCGGAAGTGACACCTTTCGGCTGATTGAGGCCGCTGGCAACGGAAGTATTCGCGATAGTCTCCGCGCCGTTAGCGCTGTCTTTCGATCATCGCCCAGGGCTATGGACCGGTTGGTTGTTGAGCAACATGAAAGCGGGCAAGCTCGCTTAACGGTTGAACAGGCACTTAGGGCTTTGATGAGAGAGGATATCGGAAGCCCCGAATCGACAAAGCTCATTCCGAACGCCTTCAATGTCGATAGTCAACTGACAATCCCATATTCATTAGGCATCCGCCAACTCCAGCAGATACTTTCCAAAGAGAGTCAAACAACATATACATACAATTCACTCTTGAACGACTTCAGCATGGCAGGCATCGACCGAGTAATTGCAGAACGGACGATAGCCCGCATGCGATCGCAACGCTTCTTGTCGGTTCCCCATATGCTTCCGGGGTTGCGCGAAAATGACGTCGTAAGAGTAACAAATCTAGGCGTCGTGCTGCTTGATATCCTTCTTTATCAAAACAGTTATTTTAGTCGAGCAGCCTTCAGTACATACATTTACGACAAAGACGTATATCAAAACATGAGGTCAGCGTGGACATCAGACGCTACTGATTTTAAAAAGTTTGAGGCTATATGTAAGCAGTTCGTGCAGTTGATAGTGGATGACGACTCTTATTTTCGGAGAAGAATCGACCTTTCGCTTCTTGAACCGATCGTAGGTTCGCCACTACCTGGGATCCTAAATGACGGGACGAATGCGACCAAGAGCGCCATTTGAAACCCAGAATCTGATTTGAGATCTTGCTCGATAGCACCATTGAGCGCAACTTTCTCTGAAAACCAGAAGCTTACCTTCCTATTTTTTGAACTTAAATGCCTCTATTCCAAGCGAGGAGTTAATACCAATCATTTTGATTTGGATAGGCGCAATCTCGTTTTCCATAAAAACCTGCTTTGCCTTCTCCACATCACCAAAGCCTCCTGCATTCGTAGGAATCATCCCCAACAACTGGGGCGGCACGCGATGGGCGGCCAGAATGTCGTCGCGGCTGGTGTTTTTTATTGAAGCAAAATCATCTTTGGCCGCCACCTCGCTGATCGGAATCAGCTGCAAGCCGTCTTTCTTGCCGTTGGGCGCATACATGAACAGGTTGCGAAAATTCCCCGGTCCCTTGGAGTTCCTCAACGCCTCGCGGAGCGCATCGATGTCCGCCGACTGCTGCGCCGCATCCGTCATATAGAGAATGAAGCCGGCATGCGAGCCATTATCGTAATACTTGCGCCGGAAAAGCGTCGCTGACTTATTGAGCTGCGCCGCGTGCAAAGCGCTCAGGTATTCCGGCACACCGTAGATTTCCTGGCTCACGTCGGGCGCGAACAGTTGACACACGGGGTTCTCGAACTGGAACGCCTCACCGGTGTAGGGCACGAACCAACACGGCCCGCCATTCACCCCCACGCGCGTGAACAGCGCCGGCGAGCGCTTGAGTCGCAGCAATCGCTTGGACATCGACGAGATCTGCTCCAGGTACGCATGCGCGAACACCAGGTAGTCCGTGGCGAACGCCTCGAAGTCGGCGACGGACAGATAAGGCGTTGGTACAAACGACGACACCAGCAAGTTGCGCTTGATGAAGATCGCAGAGGAGTGATGCGGCGCCGTGCGCAGCATGTTGGCCAGGCCCAGCACGCTCACCGGTGGCTCGTACCAACGGCCATTGCTCCACACCTGTGCGTAGTCCAGCAGCGAGGCGCGATCGATAGGCTCCGGCTCCCCGAAAGTGAAGGCGTGTGCTTTCGTGGCCGCGGTGTTGGCAACGCCGGCCTGCGACTTGGGATTTTTGCGCTTGCCCATCAGGAAATCTCCATAAAGCTCTGGCTGTTGGCCGCGCGGCCTTCCAGCGGTTCGACAATGAGGGAATGCATCACCGACCAGGCGAGATCCGCATGGCCGACGTCGGCGGAGCGGCTGGCGTCATAGGTGACATGCCGGCCGCTGGGAGTAAGGGTTTTGCGAATGGCCATGAAGGCAGCGGCGAGGTCCGTCCAGCCGGCGTCCCATTCCAGCCGCCCTTTGCCCATCACGTCCTGCGCCTTCATCACCATCAGCGCTTTGGACTCGGGCGAGTACTGGATCGCGCGCGCCGCCGGGAAAAACTGCTTCACCAGTTGATACACGCCCGTGCCCATGCCGGTGGTGTCGATGGCGATGTCGGTGACGTGGTAGGTGTCGCACAGCCGCTTGATGTTGCCGGCCTGCGCATCGAAGTCCTGGCCCGGCCACTGGTGTTTCTCGACCACCCGGAACAGGTCGCGCCCAGAGGTCGGTAGCGCATTCACCGTGCAGCCCGAGGGATCGCCCCCGCTGGTGCCCTTGGACGGATCAAAGCCAATCGACACCGGCGCATCGCCCAGTGGACGCGGCGCGAACGGGCGCACGTCGTCCCACACCTCCCAGCTATCGACCATGCAGCGGCGCACCAGGACAAACGGAAACACCGACGCGGAGTCGTCGATGAATTCGCACATGAGAAGCTGCTGGAATTCCTCGCTGCTGTATTCCAGGCGCAACTGGTCAATGTCGAACAGGTTGCAGCCGCCGGCCATGGCATCGAGCACGGTTACGATCTGGCGCCACTGGCCGTCCGCGCACGCCAGGCCCTGCATCAGCGCCGCATGGCTAGTGTCGATCTCGACCCGATCGGTCTTCGCCCTGCCCTTGTTGAACAGTGCACCTGACCAAAAGGGATAGGCGTCATGGCTCAGCGCCGAGGGCGTCGAGAAATACGTTTGCCGCCACTTCTTGTGGATGGCCATTCCGGACGCGACTTTGCGCAACGTCTGGAAACCGTACACCCAGAAATATTCGTCGAAGTAGAGATTGCCGTGATAGCTCTGCGCCGTGCGTGCGTTCGTGCCCAGGAAGTACAGCGAGGCATCGTTGGGCAAGATGATCGGATCGCCCTTGAGCTCAATCCCGGCCGCCTCCTTCGCAAACTGCGTGAGGTATTGGCGGAACACGTCCGCCTGTGCGCGGCTGGCCGACAGGAAAATCTGATTGCGATCCGTAACGATCGCATCGTCCAGCGCCTCGCGGGCGAAATACCAGGTTGCACCGATCTGGCGCGATTTCAGGATATTGCGGATGCGCTGCACGAGCCCGGCCTCGTGCCACCGGCGCTGATAGGCGAACAACGAGTCCATGAAGGCTTCGTGCAGCCGCGTCGCCTGCTCGGGGCTGTAGTCGTTCTTGAGTGGCTTCTTTTTTGGATCCGCGTTGCGGTTCGCCACCTTCGGATTGAGATGCCCTTCGTGACCACCGGGCGCCTCATAGCGATGCACGCGCGCGATCTGCGCGACCTGGCGCATCAGGAGATCGATTTCCTTGAAATCGTGCGCGTCCTTTTTGTCTTTGGCGATCAACTGGCATAGCCGCGCTTCGAGCACGGCATCCACGCGATCGATCGGTTTCGCATTCGCCCAACCGTCGCGCTGCTTCCACGATTCCACGGTCGAACGCGCCTGGCCGATGTATGCGGCAATCGCGGTGACGCTCCAGCCTTGGAAATAAAGGCTGCGAGCAACGGTGCGCGGATCAGTAGCGACGGCGGGGATCAACATGGCCGACAGCGTAGGGACGCGCCTGCGCGTGCTGGGCCGCGTGTTGTTCTTAACCCATGCGTACAGAACTGCGCCGCGTTGCCCCTGCGTGCAGCGCTATCGATGCTGGCGACCTATTCCCGTCCCTACGTCACCGAGGCCCGTTGCATGGCAAAGAAATCCAAGAAATTCCGCATTGCGACCGAAGGCGCCACGGTCGATGGCCGCACCATCCAGCGTGAATGGATCGCGCAAATGGCCGAGCACTACGATCCGGCCAAGTACCGCGCGACGATCAACCTCGAACACATCCGCGGTGTGTTGCCCGATGGGCCGTTCCGCAATTATGGCTTCGTCGATGCGCTGTCTCAAGCACAGAACGCGGACGGCAAGCTGGAACTCTTCGCCGAAATCTCGCCCACCGATGACCTGGTTGGCATGACCAAGAAAGGCCAGAAGGTCTTCACCTCCATCGAAGTCAACCCGAAGTTTGCCGACACCGGCAAGGCGTACCTGGTGGGCCTGGCCGTCACCGACAACCCGGCGAGCCTTGGCACGGAGATGCTGCAGTTCGCCGCCTCCAATCCGGACGCCAATCCGTTCGCCGCACGCAAGCTCCATCCGGACAACCACTTCTCCGCCGCCGTCGAAACGGTGATCGAGTTCGTCGACGAGCCGGAAGCCAAGCCCGGTGTACTCGCAAAGATTCGCGAGCTGTTCGCGCGCAAGAACCTCACCGACGAGGCGCGCTTTGCCGACATCGAAGCGGCGCTCGAAGAAGTCGCCGAACACGGCGAAGCACAGAGCGCGCAGACCGCACGCCAGTTTGAACAGGTGGACACCGAGATCAAGGCCAGCCGTCAGCAGCTTGCGGACATGACCACGCGCGTGGCGGCGCTGGAGCAGCTGTTCAACACCACGCCTGCCGCCACCGCCACCCGCCCACTGGCCACCGGCACCGACGACGCGCTCACCGACTTCTAAACCCCACGCGCCTCGCCTTCCCCGCTTCCACACAAGGACATCCATGAAGAACGAAACCCGCGTTAAGTTCCATGCCCTCTCCACCCAGGTGGCCAAGCTCAACGGCGTGGCCAGCGCCTCCGAGAAATTCGACGTGCAGCCGTCTGTCCAGCAGACGATGGAAAACCGCATCCAGGAATCGAGCGATTACCTGGCGATGGTCAACGTGCACCCCGTCACCGAAAAGAGCGGCGAGAAGTTGCATCTCGGCGTATCGGGTCCGGTCGCGAGCCGCACCAAGACGTCCGACAACAAGAAGCGCACGCCGCGCTACCTCGGCGACATGGATGCGCAGCCCTATACCTGCTACCAGACCAACTTCGATACGTCCTTCCCCTATGCCACGCTCGATACGTGGGCGAAATTCCCCGACTTCCAAACGCGCCTTTCCACCATGCTGGTCAAGCAGCAAGCGCTGGACCGCCTGATGATCGGTTGGAACGGCATGAGCGTGGCCGACGACACCGACATTAAGGCCAACCCGCTGCTGCAGGACGTCAACAAGGGCTGGCTGCAAATCCTGCGCGAACAGGCACCGGCACAGGTGATGAGCGAGGCCAAGGCCGGCAGCAAGCAAGTGCGCGTGGGGCCGGGCGGCGACTACGAAAACCTCGATGCCCTGGTGTACGACGCGCTCCTGCTGCTGGCCCCTTGGTTTCAGGAAGACACGGGCTTGCGCGTGCACGTGGGTCGCAAGCTGATGCACGACAAGTATTTCCCGAAGATCAATCAGCAGCAGCGCGCCACCGATGAACTGGCCACGCAGATCCTGGTGAGCCAGAAGACCATGGGCGGCCTGCAGGGCTTGGGCCTGCCTTATTTCCCCGGCGACAAGCTGCTGATCACGCGGCCGGACAACCTATCGATCTACTACCAGGCCGGCGCCCGCCGCCGCTTGCTGCGTGATGAACCCGACTACGATCGCGTGGCCGACTACCAGTCGAGCAACGACGCGTATGTGGTGGAACGCCTGCAAGGTGCGGTGTTGATTGAAAACATCGTGCTCGGCAGTTGGCCAACCACGACCGGCACGCTGTAACCATGACGCTGTCACCCGCCCAAGCGCACCTGATGCGTGTGGAAGCGGCACGGGCGAGCGCGCAAGCAGCGCCCGGCGCGGAGGTGGATGCGTCCACCTCCCGTGCGCACCGCCTCATGCGTGCGAAGCTCGATGCCGATCGTCGTCGCTTGCACCAAGTGCAATCGGTCGAGCGCAAGATCGTGATCAAGCGCGAGATCCTCGGGGACTACGCCGATTACGTGGCCGGTGTGCTGGCCAGCGGCCAGGGCGTGCAGGATGACGTGCTGGGCTATGTGCTGACCTGGCGCATCGACGTGGGCGATTACGCCGGTGCGCTGGAGGTCGCGCGCTACGTGCTCGGCCACAACCTGTCGCTGCCCGATCGCTTCGAGCGCACACCGGCCACCCTGATTGCCGAAGAACCGGCGGTGCAGGCCTTGAAAGCCTATGACGCCGGCAAGCCGTTCGACGTGAACGTGCTGGAAACGATCCTGGCGCTGACCGCCTCGCGCGACATGCCCGACCAGGTGCGTGCCAAGCTGCACTTCGCCATCGGGCGGCACCAAGCCGAGCACGCACCGCAGAGCGCGTTGGACCACCTGCGCCGCGCGGTCGAACTGCACGACAAAGTCGGCGCAAAAAAGGACATCGAGCAGTTGGAACGCCGACTGCGTCATG